GAACGCGTTCAGTCCCGTGTTAAATACCTTGAACGGCATCTTGGTCTGATCAAGCTGGCCGTTTGGTGCGGGGGCGGGCTGCCGGACATAGAAGGGGGATTGCTGTCCGTTGCTGTTTTCTTGGTAGTAGCCCGGAGGAAATCCAGGAAACGACCGAAGGGCACGGACGTAGAAAGCTCCGCTGCCTGACGGGTCGAAGGAGTCACCGCCAGAGCCTCTGCTACTGGGCGGCTTCGGAAAGTCGCCGTAGTCGACAATCGAAATTGGATCGCCAGTGGATGCGTCGTTGTACTTCACGAGCAACGGGGCATAGGTGGTACCGCTACCGGTCAGGGCGGTCGCAACCCCGGTGTTCCAAACGAACGTCGTGTCTGCAACGGTGGTCGTTCGCAGCGTGCCCGAGGCGTTGATGTACGTTTCGATCTCGGACTGCTGGCCGGAAGCGTACGTAATCGTGGCTTCGACACCAGACACCAAGTTGAAGGCCCGGATGTAGCTTCCGGTGGTGGCCTTCGTAATGACGATCATGTACTGCTCGGTACCTGACCGCTCGATCCAGTGGAACACCGTCGAATCGTTGCTGTTGTCGACACTCAGGAACTCGAACAGGCTGCCCGTACGCTTCTCAAGACCTCGAACCTGGTCGAGAGTCACATTGGTAGCGTTCTCGACCTGGTTGGGAAAACGAGACTGCTGCGGCTGTCGACTCACGCCACCGGTAAGGGTGGGAATTGAGATGCGTGTGGAAGGCATATCAGTAGGTTCCTCGTCTGGTGGTCTCGATGCCGCTGCTGCGGTAAGTGCGAGCGTTACGGGCGTTCAGGGAAGACCCGCCCATGAAGTTCGCATCTCGCTGCCGAGCGTCTGCGGCCTTGGCCAAGCCACGCGACTGGAGCATCTGCTGAGTCAGCACACGATCCTGAGCCACGTCGCCGACGGTAGCCATTTGGTAGTACCGACAAGCCGTGTCGCAGGCCTCGAACTGGGTAGCAGTGGGGAGGGCCTCGAAGTCCACCAGCAACTGCTGCATGACCTCAATGGGCTTGGTGAACTTGTCGGTGTTTGTTCCGACGTTGTACAAGAAGGTTGGAGTCCGGCCTCGCGTCTGCAGGTGGAACGAACGATCGGTCGCGTCGACAGAAATCGTTCGGTCATCGACCTTGATGAGACCGTCTGCGTCGGGGATGAGCGTGTGGACGACGCAGTTCCAGTAGTTCTTTTCAGAGCAGGCGTACATCACTTGCTCATCAAGCGTCTGCACAGCCAGGATTGTGTCGTTGACCCCGCCCCCGTCGATGGTTGACACGGGGTACTCACCGGCGGCTCTCAGCATACGGTTAATCGCCTCGAGCTTTGTCATGGCACCCATGGTGTCACTCCTGTGAATCAGTCCAATATGAAAGAAGGAGCCCTTGATCGGCTCCGTCAACCACGCCGTCGAAGTTCAAGTCTCCACGTACATCAGACGAGCCCCACAAAGACTGGAGCAAGCCCAGGTCTGCGGCATCCACCCGGTAGTCACCGGTGATGTCAGCTCCGAGATAGGGATCTTGAAAGACGACGTAGCCAGAAAACTCAATGGTCACGAAGCTGTCAGCGGGGACCTGCTCAGTCACCAGCAAAGTGATTTCTGAGTTGTCGTTGATGCACGCACCTTCAATCTCCAAGATTCCAAACGGGGGGTTCAGGATCGCGGGGATGGTGATCAGGTGGGACAGGGTTCGGGGCACATCGTCTGTGTTGGTCAGGGTGGTCTGCCCCGAAATCTCGAAGGCGTAACCAATGGAGAATCGGTTGTCACTGTAGACAGTCGACATGCTCGAGTAGGTCCTCAACGAGGATCCCTCGGACACCGTCCACCCGTCAAAGGTGGTCCGCTCCATGGGCATGGAGTAACGCAGCTCGGTCGGACAGTTGCTTGAACTGAACATAGACACGGCCATGCAGGCGGCAGTAAGTGACATGTGATTCCCCCATAAAAAACCCCGACCCCCCACAAGGGGGAGCCGGGGCGTTGTTCAGTATCAAATCATCAGGCGGACGACTTGATGACCTTGGCACAGTGGGGACGGAGGATACCGCCACCCGTGTACATCTTGGCGACCATGAAGTCGGTCTGGCGACGGACATCACGGCTCATCTCGGTCTTGAGACCGGTGTGGAGCACGGTCGCGACGGCCTGCTGCTGGAACAGGATCGCCGAGACGTTCGAGTAGTTCTTGCGGTACAGAGCGTCGATCGACGTGTCAGACGAGCGGTCCGCAATGAGAGTCGAATCCGCGAGCCAGGGGCTACGGAAGATGTTGATGCCGTTGTGGACCAGAACCTCGTCGTAGCTGGCCACGGGGACGATGCCCGAGCCGCCGTTCGAGTAGTTCGTGTTGCCGAAGAACGGCTCCTTGGTGCCGAACTCGGATCCGGTGGCCGGAACGCCGGCGTTCTTGAGGGCGTACCACATACCCGGGCTAACCGCACAGTAGCGGTTGTCCATGGGGGCGTAGTTGACGTCAAGAGCGACCGCGAACTGCTGGCACTGGTCGAGGATGGCGGCAGCACCGTCGGCATCAGCCGTGTCGGTATCCGCATCAACGACCGCACCGAGACCTTCAGGGAAGTCAAAGTCGGCGTCGGCAGCGTTGGTGAACGTCGCAGCCTGGATCAGCCAGTACATCGCCTTGATGTCGAACTGACGGGCCAGGGCACGGGCGGCCTCGGTGGCCAGCTCCGAGCGGATGTCGTAGTAGGAGAGTTCCTGCTCGATGTCGTCGGTCTCGTAGGTCGAGACAACCGGACGATCTTCGAGACGGATCTCGTACTCGCGGGTGGGGGTTTCCTGACCGAAGAGTTCGTCACCACGGTTGTGGATCGCGGTCTCGAGCTGCCAGGTGGCCGGGAACTTGGCAACCTTACCGCTGGAGATGGTCTTCGACCGGAGCTTCGAGGCGAAGGTCAGGTACTCGGGGAATCGAGCAAGAACCTCGGACTCGAATACGGTAGCGAAAAGGTCGCCGGCGGCGGGACTGGCCGTGTTCCAGTCACCAGTCGTGACGGTTTCGTACTGCCCGGTGTTGCTGCCGAGCAGGCCGCCGGAAGCGGCAATCTTGTTGATAGACATTTTGTTTCCTTGTGAGGGATTTAGTTGGGGATACACGCCCTCGTTTCACAAGGTTGTCGGATCTGGGTTGTTCCTTTCGGAGCCCTACACCGGCCTCATCAAAACGCGACACCGCTTCGGATCTGGGGACCGAAGTGCATAACCCTGAGCAGTGTTCAAACGGACAAAAAAGACCCTCTCGACGCAGAACGCCAAGAGGGTCCATGTGAGATAAGGCGAGTGACTAGCTCGCCCCCAAATCGTCTTCGATTCTATCGCCGGCCTCGGGTGGCGGCAATTCTTTGGATCACTTGATCCCGATACCCATCCTTGTTGGTGTTGTATCGGGGATCTCGGATCGCTTCGTTCATTTCGGCCTGCGAATAAAAGGGCTTGATCGTCGGGGCCGAGGACGGCTGACCGACTACGCCCGTTCGCGGCTCACCCTTCGTCGGATTCGTCGAATCGCGACGAGCCTTCAGGCCGAGCAGGGTGGTCTCCCACCCGGGGCCGTCCAGGGCCGCATTGATTTGCAGCCGTTCAGCGTCCGGCAAGGTCTTGCTGGCCCACTGGATGATCTCCTGCAGCTCACCCGCCCCTCCAACCAGCTCGCTGGCCTCGGCCGCCCTGGTTTGGGCTTGGGCTTGCAGACCCTTGACGTAAGCGTTGATGACTTCTTCAGGGATCCCGAGCTTTTCCCGGATCGTGCTTCGAGTGTCATCCGACAGATCGCCGGAAGAGCGGAGTTCTTGACCCCACTCATCCCACATCTCCGCCGCTTCGTCTTCGGTGTACTCGGTGACGTTCTCAGGAATCTCCAAGGAGTCAGGAGCGTCGGCCGGAGCCGCTTCCTGCTGCTCTTCAGCAGCCGGTTCGCTGTTCTTGAGTTCAGACAGCTCTTGAGACTTCTTGGTGTGATCCGCACGCAGGTCCTGATAGGACTTCAAGAACGCGTCGACACCGCCGAACTTTTCAAACTTCTCGGGGTTCGTTTCAGCAGCTGCCCGAATGTCCGCTTCTTCGCGGGCTTCAGGAGTCTGAGCCTCCGGCTGTTCCGGAGTAGGAGTCACTTCGTCGGTCATGCCTTAGCTTGTTCCTCGGCAATGGCTCCAAGGCTGGAGATTGCCTGACCCGCTACCTGCTGCCCCATCTGGGCTTGCATGGCAGCCTGTTGTTCTTGCTGAATCTGCTGGGAACTCTTGACGAGTCCCGTCGTTTCCAGTCCGAAAGACGACGTGAACTTCGTGAGGAAGTTCGACCAGTTGACAGCCTGCATGGCGTCCGGGATCTGCATCACAATCTGTGACCACTGCATCAGTCGCTGGTTCTCGGCTTCTCTATTGAGAGCTTCAAGACCAGTGCGGATCTTGAGTCGCATGATGCCGCCGACAAGCTCAAGGATTGCCGGGTCGATCATGCGGTCACGAACCATGAGGGCCATGGTCCGACGGACGATGGGAATCTGGATGTCTCGAGCGGCCCCGGAGAACACTCCGCCGAGGGCCTGATCGAGTTCGGCCGCCAGTTCGCGAATCTGCGTGGCGGTCACCCGTTCACCGGTGGGCTGGGTAGCCGAGGCAAGCAGGAAGGTTCGGCCCAAGTCACGACTAAGCATGTCTCGAGCGTTGGCGGTGGTCTGCAGCTGGACCTGGTTGTTCAGCTGGAAAGACCAGATGTCGCCCTGCTCGGCGACGATGTAATCGCCGTTGGCAGTTTCCTGCATGTCACCGATGTTGCCGATTCCACCAGGGCGGATACCCACTCGATACTCGGAGTTGGCGGCAGACCCTTCGATCAGGGCCTTCGACAACTGCTCAAGCGAGCGGAGATCGCCCAGGTTTTCTTCGACAAGAGACCGGCCGTAGTCTTCGCCCGCCACGCGGCTCCACGTCTGTGGACTATAGGGGCTGACTTCGTAAGAGCCGGAGTCGACGATGGCGTCTCGGAACTCCTTTTCGGATTCCCAAGTGCCGTCGTCTTGGAGGTCGAGCTTGGTGTAGCACGGCTCGTGGTCCGAGCTGGGACCGGATCCGTACGCCATCCCGTGATGCGGGGTATCGGGGACGTTCGTCCACTCGATTGGCAACGCCTCGGGGTCGACCCACTCACGAACGATGATCTGTGTCACCGTTCCGTCGGGCCGGCGGCGAAGAACGTACTGATCCATGCGGATGACACGGAAGTCGTAGTCGTCCGACTGGTACAACAGAGCGTCGCCGAGAATGATCAGGTGCTGGTAGAGCACGAACAGCTCCTGTCGGAGGTTCGTCTCGGCCAGCTTGTCCATGATCGTCCGATCAAGGCGGTTCAGGGCGTTCTCAAGCTCGGTCGTGTCTTCGCCGGGCGGGACATACTGCATGTCCAGCTCGTGCTGGAAGAACGGAAGCTGGTTCAAGGGGTAGATCGCGGAGGTAATCCGGCTCGCCAGGGACATGGCTCCCCGTGCTCCAAGGCTGGAGTACAGATCGGGCATGTCATCGTCGGCCGTGAACCCAACGCGGGGCATCAGAGAGGGCACAGTCAGTTCTGAACAGTCCCGAGCCCGGTCGAGCTGGGTTGTCCGCCTGACCATAAGCTCCTGAAACTGGTCAGAAATGCTAGTCACTGGCCTCCGCCTCCTGGAATGAAGACTCCGTAGCCTCGAGTCAGGGACGATCGGCCTCGTCGCCGTCGTTCACGAGCGGCTCCTCGAGCAGCCCCTTCGAATTCGTCCAAGGCACGGTCATAACGGTCGCGATCAATTTCGGCGGGGCTAGGCCCGCTCGGGGGCGGGGGCGATCCGCCTCCCTTGAATACGGTGTTCATAGCTCGGGCTTCCTTTGTTCGTCGTGGACCGCCCGGATCTTTTCAACGACGGCCCGAGCCCCGGCCGCGTGGTCGATCCTCCGGACGTCTAGGTCGGGGGTGTTGTTCGGTAGTGGTGGAAACAGTCTTTCCAGATATTCGATCAGCTCGGTTGAGACGGGTGGCCATTGTGAGTGGGTGAACGGCAACCTCTTCGGCGATCGCATATGGGGTGTCTCCGGTGATGCCGTGAACACCAAGCGTCTCGAGAACGAATCTTGTCTTGGTGACGCAGCTTTGAACTTCTTGATCGATACCCATCCGACGTGCCAAGTAGCTGAGGGCGGTGGGGATGGCCCCGCACTGCTTGGCGAAGTGGGTCTCGTTTTCGATGTAGGTCAGCTGATCTTCCGTGGGGGTCACATTGATCATGTACCCAAACAGCGGCGGCCACGAGTGGTGGACGGCGGCCACGGGGGACCAGTAGAACTGCCCCGACCAAGCCTTGGCCTGGAGGTGCAGCTGCTGCCCCTGGATCTCAGGGGAAACGTGAACAATGTCAGATCGGGTCAAGGCTCGACACAGCCGTGTCGGCCACCCGGCCGGGGCGACAGAGACCCCGTGAAACCAGAGTCGAATCAGTGGTTTC